ATGTAAACGCACCGCACCACTATTATCAAAAGATTGATAAACCGTACCCGCACCATCAGATATTACAATATTATTAGATGTTGTTCTTATATCATATTCTAAAACAGTTGGACTAGCTGCTCTATATCCACTAAAAGAACCTAAAACAACATTGTTTGTACCCGAGGTAATTAAATTACCCGAATTATATCCAACTCCAAGATTATGATCGCCCGTACTAATTCTTAATGCTCTAAATCCTAAAGCAGTATTGTGGCTACTAGTTGTATTAGAGTTTAATGCTTGGTAACCTAAAGCTACATTTTGTCCTCCTAAAGTATTAGCATAAAGCGAATAACTACCTATTGCGGTATTAAAATTACCATTATTAGAATAAAACAATGAATAATTTCCTATAGCCGTGTTATCAGCACCTACGGTTTCACTAAGTAATGAGGAAAAACCAACAGATGTGTTATTATCTCCCGTTGTCATAGAAAAGGATGATTGATAACCAAAAGCACTATTATTACTGCCTACAAATCCTACTTGACTTAAATTACCCTCTCCAAAACCCGTATTAAAACCATCCGTATTTAATGCTATATTTCCTCCTCCAATGTTATAATTTTTTATATCACTAGGTACATTATTCGGTTGAGATAAAGTAATAGTACCATCAGATGCAATTAATAAATTACTTGATGCACTAACCGCACTTGTTCCGTTTCCAACAATAACTCCCGTTGGTAAGTTTGGTAATGCATTTGCTCTACCCGCTCCCATTACCTTTATTGTAGCATTTGTTGTTGGATTAACTCTAATAGCCATTCCAATGTTCTGTATTAAATTAGCTACCCCCGTTGGTGCTACATTAGTTAAGTGTCCCGCCTCTGTGGCTGAAACATATAATACATCTCCTTCTGTTAATGTAATACCCGTTTCGATACAATCAGATAAATCAATTCCTCTAGCACTTCCAAGTGTATCTACCTCAAAACTAGCATTTTGATTTGCATCATCAGCAGCTATACCTACTGCCGTCATTGTTGTTGTAGAATCTGCTTTAGCTAATTGAACTTCGGGTGTATTTCCACTCAATCCCGATATATAAACTACTTGTCCCTTTAAAACAGAACTTCCAATCATTTTAGCTACAAATCTTACTGAACCATTTAAATCACCAATAAAATCGGGTGATGTAACACTAGTAGTAAAATTTGCAGTTGTACCCGTTACCGCAGCATCAAATGTTGTGCTACCAAATGTATTCCCATCAGCAGTACTCAGTATCGCTAGTGTAGCCGTATTGCCCGAAGTTAAAACTTCTTCTAAAGTTTGATTATCTGATGACTCAGTAAAATACAAAGTACCACTACCATCCGTAGATAACACTTGTCCCGAAGTACCATCTGCATTTGGAAATGTGTAAGCGTTATGAAATCTAATTGCAGTATTTGAAAGATATAATTGTGAACCATTTCCTCCACCATCAGTAATCCTAATAAGACTAGACGTAAAAATTCCGTTATCTGTGGTTTTTAATAAACCTAAATAACTATCTTTTATTTTATTTCCTGTTAATGCTGCCATGCTTATTTTTTGGTTTTCTTTTTAACTGCTCTTCTTAAATCTTTACGCAAAATTACTTTGTTTTTAAATACTGCGGGAAAGAAAAATGGATATGCTTTTGTACCTTCAGTTAAGACACTCTTTATAACCGTAAATATCTCATTTTCCGGAACACCCTTAGATAAAAAATATTTCTCTAGTCTTTCGTAAACATCTCCGCTCTCACCCTTCATTCCCTTGAATCTGTTTGGATAATTACCTAATTTTGGACTAGCATTAAATTTACGCTTTGTGCCAAACTCAACAAAAGCACCTTGAATAGCATCTACTTTTAAACTCCATTCACCTTTTCCTTTTCCTTTTTTAACTCCTTTTACAAAGCTATTTATCAACTTAGATTCATATATATTTCCGTTTGAAGAAATATTTCTTTTAGCGTCTCTCTCGGTATTATCAATAAATTTATCAATAGCAGATTCTATTGCTATTATTTTTTTACCAATGGATCTACTTAAATTAATAGATATTTTATCCGCATTATGTTTAAACTTAAAACTCATTCAATTATACGGCAAGTAACATCAATCATTCTTTGATAACTTTCTTGTGCTGAGATTGAGGTAATACTATATTCTTTATCTCTCCAAAAAATAAAATTAGATTTAGATATAGGAACCTCTAATTGAGCATTTCTTATTCTAAATACCCAATCACCTTCCAATACATTTTGAGTTCCTGTTAAGTCTTGAAAATCTCTTCTTCGCTGATAAATATCTGCCCAAGTAGTTAAAACATCAACTTCAGTATCAAAAGAGCGTTGTCCTGTTGTGCTTGTAGTATAAGTCCTAGATTTGATAGTTATTCTTTCCCTCATATTACAATAGGTTTGTACGGAGACATTAATTGAATTGTCTCTGTGGGTGGCGCCGTAGGTACATCCTTATCAAAGAAACTTCTATTATTATCGTACATAACCTTAATGTAAGCGA